GTTGAGCTCTTTCTTGCGTCGGGTTCCATAGACCTTGACGTTGGGGAAGGATCGCTTGAACAGTCCTTCGAGTCGGTCGTCACAATCCAGGATGAGCCGCTTACAATCACGGGCAGCGTCAGGGAGAACAGATGCGAACGAAATCTCATCCCCCAGTCCCTGATCACCATAGAGAGCAACGATCTTGCCAGGCGTTCCGTCCCATTCCGGTTCGTCGCCATACTTCACCTTTGGGCGCCAGTCGCTGCCGATGGTGTTGCGATATCCCTTCCAGCCCGACCAGTCGCGCAAGGCGAGTTTGCAAAAGCCTAGGTTGGCCTGCGCATTGTGGTGGTCCGGGTCGATCTCCAGGACCTTCTCGATATAGCCGCGCGCCTTCGCAAAGTCGCCGTTATCGAGGTACAGGGCGCTGAGGTTGGTCCACAGCACCTTTCTGTCGAAGTCCGTCTTCGAGCACTCCAGCGCACGCTTGTAGTACGCCTCGGCCTCGTCAATCAGCCACATCAGCGAGGCGGCATGACCAAAGTTGGTCCACGCTGCCGCATCGTTCGGGATGACCTGCGTGGCCGCGCGGGCGAAGTGGTATGCCTGCTGCCATCCGCCGAGGCCGCGCATGACGTAGGAACCCGTGACCAGAGCCCGCGGGTCCATCGGGTTTTCCAGCAGCAGCTTGCCGACGATCTTCCAGGCAGCTTCGTACTTGCCGGCCTCGCCCAGATCCGCGGCGACCTTACACGGGTCAGACATGCAGCCTGACCTTGCCGCCGGCGTTACCAGTCGTGCACTTCAGGTGCGGGTAGTGCGTGTTGATTTCCTCAAACATCCGATTCTGGTCGTTCTTGTCGAATACGTTGATGCCCTTCGCGCGCATCTGCAGGATGACGATGGGCGGGAGCTTGGCGTACAGCCACCAGCCGTCCTTGATGCCCTGCTTGTTGATGCCGACCTCGTTCGCCATCGTCTTGCTGAAGTCGAGCACCGGCTCCACATCAGCAGTGCGATGCAGCGTCATCTGGCCGGTCATCTCGTCATAGGACGTATCCGTCCTGATGCCGGTCAGCGGGTCAAGTTCGAAAAACTCAGGCATATGACTCCAAAGAGGGGGAGAGGCTTGCGCCCCTCCCCCGTTCGCTCAGGTCAGGCCGACGATCTTCGACGAGGACTGCCAGTTGCGAGCAACCAGCGTGGCCTCGGTGATGATCTGGTACTTCGTACCGTCGCCGGTACGCGCCAGCTCGCGAGCCATCGGGCGCCGCAGGAACGCGATAGCCCAATAGTTCGGATCGAGGCAGAGCGTCGTCACGGTGCGCATGTAACGATGCAGGACGATGGTGTGACGACCAAAGTCCGACACGTACACGTTAGCCGCGCCGATGATCGGCGACTGCGTAGACGCGTCCACATCCACGAACCGGGTCGCAATCGACGTAAAGCTGTCGATAGCGGTCTTGTTGTTCGCGGTGCAGAGCACGACACTCGGGTTGCCACCATTCGACCACGCGCCCTGAAGCGCATTGTTGAGGTTGGTGCTGGTGAGCGTCGCAGTCGTCGTGCCGTCGGTCGGAGCCGTACCCGGGACGCCCGAGGACGTCACAGGCGTGGTGCACGTATTCGCCGTGGTCGTGCTCACGACCGCCGTCGAAGCCGTGGTCGTAGTACCGACAGCCGCGTTGTTGAGGTAACCGCCGATCCAGGTCTCCATGCCGGCCATCGAACGGCCAGTCGTGGAACCGCCAGCGGTGCCGATCGCATTGCGCGTGATGGCGTACTCAAGATCGCGCTTCAGTTCGCGCATCTTGACCATCGCGCCACGCGCCACCTCTGACCCACGACCGGCCTTCTTGGCCGCTTCGAGGGTGTCCGAGACCAGGAAGGTCTTGGACAGGATCTGCGTGTAGTTGCCGTAGCGGCTCGGCGAGGTCAGCGACGTGAACGAGGCATCGTCGCCTTCAACACCGATGTTCGCCGCAGCAGCCGCGAGCGTCTGGCCGAGCCACTCGTGGGTCGGCGCCGTCGCGTCAACCTTGTCGAGGTTCGAGACGGCCCAGGTGTCCTCCGGGAAAAGATCCCAGATAACGTCTTCGAGATCCTCTCGGATACCGCCACCCGAGCTGACGCCGAACGTCAGGGTGGTATTAGTCAGAACAGTCATTGCGTGTGACCCTTACTTGCTGAAAACTCCAGCAAGGCGCTGCTCGATGATTCGAGCCTTTTCGCCGCTGGTGGCGGCGGATTTCATCGCCTTGTTGAAGTTGAGCCGTGATGCAGTGTCGGCGGGCATCCTCTCGCTGGCTGCGCCTGGCTTGAGCATCGGATTGGCTTTTGTGGCCTTATCCGCCGCCTTGGATGTCGATGCCTTGATCTTGGAGAACTGCGAGGCTTCCCACAGGATCTCAGCCGAGCGAGGATCAAGCAGGACGTTGTCCACTTCAGCCTTGCTGAGACCCTTCGCGATGGCGTAATCGCCGACCGCCTTCAGGGTTTCCTCGTTAAAGCCGCTGATCTTTTTCGCAGCGAGGTCCAGTGCGCTTTTTCGCAACTCCGCCATCTTGGCGGTCAATTCAGTCTCGAACTTGGATCGCTTTTCAGCGATGGACGCCTTGAGCGCGTCCCGCTTTTCCTTGATCTGGTCGATCTCGACCTTGTGCCGCAGCATCTGCTCGGTCGTGAGCGAACCCCAATCGACCTTGGCGGCCTCCTTGAGGTAGGCATCAATGACGCCGAGCTGCTGGTTTTCCTCCACGACCGACTCAGCAAACCCGCGCTCAAGCTGCGAGGACTGCGCGAGCTGGCGCAGGTGATCGATCGACTTGCGTTCCTCTGCCAGCGCCTGCGTCTTGCGGGTGTAGTCGTCCTGCCGCATCAAGGCTTCCTTGACCTTGGCAGGCGCCTTGAAGCGATAGCCGTCCCACTCAAGTTCCGCTAGTTCCTCGGCGGTCGGAGGGGCCTCGGCTTCGGCAGTCTCAGGCGCGGCTTCAGCCGGCGCCTCTGCCTGCTCTGCAGGCGCTTCGCCGCCTGAGCCGAATCCGAACTTCGATGCAATGCGGTCGGTGATGGACTGCGCGGGGGCTTGGTCCAGTTCGTCGCTCATCTAAACAGTCCTCGCAGTGGGTTCTTACGCTTGGCCTCAAGGTCCGCGATATTCGCGGCGGCTAGCTTGCCGTTCTTGATGACCGTTTCCAGTTCGTGCCGCAGAGAATCCAGCAGCTTGATGCAGCGGCGGAAGTCCTCTGCGTCTTCCTTGTCCTCGATCTTCACGGCCAGCATCGCGTCCATCAGACGCCCCCTGACCGCAGTGAAAGCGTCCTGAAATGCCGGGCTGTCAATAACGGCCTGAGCCTTCGTTGCCCGGTCGAGTTCCTCGCCTGGAGTCATTACTGCATCCCTATGACGCGACCGGACTTGTCCTTGATCGCGGTATGTGAGGCCAGCACCTCGCCGGTCTCCGGGTGAAGCACGTCAACGCCCTCGATCTCGCCCTTGTGGTTCTTGCGGACCACCTTGCGGCCGGTGGCGAGCGCCGCGGACTTCCTGACCTCGTGCAGCACGTTGTCGAGCGCGTCGTGCACGCCGGCCATCGTCGCGCCGTTGTTCGCGATGTGCTGCTTAGCCTCGCCTACAGCCGTGGTAGCCGCCTGCTGCGTCTGGTTGAGCTTCGCATCCAGCCCTTGCAGGATCGCCGCGTGCGAAGCCTTCAGGCCCTCAATGGCGATGGTGTGGCCATGGGAGATCTGCTTGTGCACGATCTCAAGGCCGGTCTCGGCGTCGATCTCGTATTTCTTGAGCTCGGCCTCTCGCTGGCTCTCGACCTCGCGCTGGATGAGTTCTGCAGCCTTCTTGCGCTCGTCGCTCGCAGACTTGATCTGCTCGATAATGATGCCTTCAGGCGGCGGCGGAGGCGGACGCGGCGGCATGTTCTGCGGCGACGTCCAGAAACGGTCTGGCGCGGAGATGCCAGCAGCCTTGGAAAGCTCTATCAGCGTGTTGTAGTAGTTCTCCGGCGTGACCACCGGCAGCCCAAGCTGCAACGCCTGCGTCTGGTAGTTCAGCAGCGACGCGAGATGCGCCATCTGCGTGTCGCGGTTGCCCGCGGCGAAGGCGACGCAGATCTTGAAGTTGTTGCGCTTCTTCCAAGATCCGGGGTCAACTTCGACCCACTGCCCGCGAAGCTGGATGGTCTGGCGCTTGTGACCGAGCTTCAGCACCTGCTCATGCACGATGCTGAACAAGTCCTCAATGGCAAATGCGAGGATGCGCGCGATCTGCTCGACGCGCTGGCTCGCCATGGTCGAAAGCTGGTTGACCGTTCCCGGCTGCGCGCTGTTGAGCGTGGACTGATCGACGCCGATAAATCCGTTGTTGACGCCAGTGCGGTTCTCGCGCACGGAATCCATGTATCCGAGGCCCTCTACGGCCTGCGGGAACACGAACGGGGGCACCTCGTGCCTGATCTGGTTGATGTCCGTCGCGCGGATGATGCCGCCGGGACGCGAGATCAACGCATCTTCAATGTTGACGACCTGCTCGTTCAGGACCTTCTGAGGATTGTTGGCAAGGTAGAGGTTATCGAGGCCCTGACGCAGGATCGCCGTCTTGATGCGCTGGATGTCGGCAACCATGTCGGCAATCGCAACGCCGATGTGTCGATGCGGGAGCGGGCAGGCGACACCAGAGGCGACCGGGATGCGGCTGACTTCCTCCTTGTAGAGGATCGTCCTGCCGACGCGCAGAACCTGCAGCAGCTCGGCCTGCCCATCGCCGTCATAGTCAACCCTGATCCAGATCATCCGCGCCTTGACGCGGCGCATTGACGGATCTGAGGGCTTGTACCGCTCCAGCCGGCGCTCGCCATACTGGTCGCGCGCGTAATCTTCCTGCGTGTAGATCTCTGGATCGTCCGCAATGTCGGTCGGGATATTGAATCCCTGCGCGCGGAGCTCCGTGAGGGTCGTTTCCTCCCAGTACTCGAAGTAGTTGCAGCGGTCGTCAATGCGCCACGAGAACGCCCGCTGATCGACCTTGACCCGCTCCGGCGGAAGCGTCCTGATGCAGACCTGCTTTTGGTCGTTGGCGCGGCGTATTACAACGTCATACAGCATCGCCGGCCGCATCATCGGCTGGCCGTGCTCGTCAACGATCGGATGCCCCTGCTGGTCCAGCACGGGCTCCGGCGGGAGGTCCTGCGCCTCGTACTGCCGGGACTCGACAATCTGTACGTTCGGGTCCTGCAGCAGGAACGCCACGCCCTGAGCCGTCTGGCCCTCGTACTTCTCGATGTCTACCTTGTTGGACTTGTCCTGGTAGACGAGAAAGTAGGCATTCTTGGTCAGCAGCGCATCGGTCGCCCACTCAAGGAACAGGCTGAACCAATCCATCTTGGTCGTGACCAGCCAGTTGAGGTAGGCACCCTCCTGCTCTGCCTGCGGCACGTCCTGGATGGACTCCGGCTCAAGCCGCACAACGTCCTCGCCATTGGCGAAGATGCGGCACAGGCTGGGCAGAATCCATTGGACTGTTTCGAATACGGTGCGGTCGATGACGTTGGACTGACCATCAGGCGCCGGATCGACGTTCTTGCCGAGATAAAGGTCGATATTCAGCGCACGCTCTGCGGACAATGCCGCAGTCAGGTTTGAGAGATTCGAACCGTACGAGCGATTGTCGCTGTCATCGATCGCGGCGTTGAGCTCAACGTTGGTCATGGGCTTGCCGCCCATGTTCGGAACCGCGTTGTCGGTGCCAATCGGGTCCATCAGGCTGCCTTGGTCGAATTCGGCGGACGTCCCGGCCCGCGGCGCGCTTCCATGATCTCGATCCGACGCTCAAGCTCAGCCACGAGGTTTTCCAGGTGCGCAATGCGCGCGCGAAGCTCGTTGATGCGGCCTTCGGTCTCCAGACTCATGCGTATGCCCTTTTCGGATAGCTGATCGGCTTGCGGAACGTCGCCTCGTTCACCATCTGGTCAACAACCGTCGCCAGGTAACGCAGCGCATCGGCAGCGTGCGAAAACTCGTCGTGCAGCGGGCTCGAAGGCTCCGCCGTATTGCTCGGGATCATCCGGCGATACCGCTTGAGGCAGTCCAAAAGCCGCCCGGCACGGTCGGCATCGACGTAGAGCCGCGGGAACAGCAACCGCACCGCCTTGATGCCCTGCTCGATGTCCATTTTCGGGATGATCTGGACCTTGCGGCCCATTGACAGCAGGATTTCCTGCGTGGACTTCCCGGTCTTGAAGTCCTTGGCCGCGCCATCGTGCGGCAGCCAGTCAATGCCCCACCGATACGGTCGCGTGCTGAGCTGCTGGACGTAATCGGCCAGCGTAAGGTGCGAGTCTTCGATGTAGTCGATGATGCGCAGCTCGGAACCGAGCTGCTGGCACATCACGATAACCATCTTGTCGTTCCAGCCGAGGTCCCAGACCGTGTGAACCGACAGCATCGGGTCGTACGGGACGTTGCGCAGTCGCTGCTCTTGCAGCATCCGCGCGACCTCGGCAGCGTAGATGGCGCCGTCAACCGCAGCGCGACACTCGCCTTCCCATACGTTTTGATAGGCGACCGGATCGCGCTCCTTCAGGTCGTCCTTTTCGCGTCGCAAAACCTCGGGAAACCAAGGGTTATCGCGCCACGACATGAAAACGACGTCGGCGTCCTTTGGCGGCTTCTGCACGAAGCGCGTATAGGTCTCGTCGGTATCAAGGTCAGGGTTGAAGCTGATCCAGATCTCCGACGTTTCCTTGCGGATGGTCGGGATGAGCACGTCCCACGACCGCTTGCTGACGACCTGGGCTTCCTCTACCCAGCAGATATCGACACCCTCGTATGACTTGAGGTTGACGACGCTCTGTCCCTTGATGCCGACGAAGAAAAACTCGGAGCCGTTGAGGCCGCGGATCTGTTCCTGCGTCACCTCGAAGAATGCTTCGAGTCCCATCGCCTCGATCTGGTCCACCAGGAGCTTGTAAACGCTATCCTTGATGGACTTCTGCACCTCGCGAGCGCACAGCACTCGGGTAGGCTTCTCCGCAGCCTTGACCAGCAGAGCGCGTGCGATACCCCAAGACTTTGCAGCGCCGCGACCTCCGTAGAGGACCTTGTAGCGGTTAGGACGAAAGAGGCATTCGAGTTTCGGCGGGAACTCGATCTGTTTCGTCTCGTCCATGGAATGTCACCCGCAGACCTGCTGGCACGTCATCTGCAACGCCGATATCAACCTGCTGTGTAGCCTTGCCGTCGAGCCTGTCGCCGAGTTCCTTGATAGCCCACTGCTCGCCCATTTCTGCCTGCAAGATCATCGCGCGGGCAATCTTGTCGAGCGCGGTGTCAATGTTTCCCTCGCCGAGGTTGTGCAGCGCGCGCTTGATGGAGTCTTCCCACAGGCGCGCACGACGCTGCTTCAGGCCCTTCATCAGTGCGTTATGCAGGTGCAGGCGATCGTCTTTCATTTGCCGAGGACGCGATTTGCCTTGCCGATGATGTGGTCGTAGGCAGCCTGCGACAGGTTGCCCTTGTGCAGTTCCTCCGACGCGCGAGCCTTCGCATTGCGGGCATGCGACTTGTCAGGCATCGGATACGCGCGCTTCCCGGGCTCACCGAATGACGATGAAGGCAGCGAGTTACGACGTGACGAGGTGAGTTTCGCCATGGTTTAGTCCCACAGGAGCTTGCTGTTGCCCGGCAGCCCATCCGCCGGACCCTGGAACGGCTTGGCAGTCATCGTGTGGCCGGCATTCGCGCGCGGCTTGTAGTTGACGCCCGTCTCGCGCGGCAGCATCGGCTTGGCTATGTTGTCGTTGAACATGCTCGGGCCGCTAGGAGCGCCAGAAGGCGCAGAATTGGGCAGGCCCGGCTCCATGGAGACGGGCGAAGTATTCCACGCATCCGTGCCGCCGCGGTCGTACTGCTTTCCAGACGCGACGCCCGGAGCCGCCTTGGCCTCGCCGCCGAAAAAGACGTGCGTGATCGCGGCCGTCATTTCGGGGTGCTTGCTGTCCTCGATGAACTTGCTCATTGGTTCCTCACATCAGGATCATCAGCGCCTCGTCGTCTTCCTCGGCGCGCTTGTTGAGTTCCATCAGCATCGCGATCTCTGCATCGCGGATTGCCGCCTCGTAAATGACTTCGATCTCGCGACGCGTCGCAGACGCCGCGGCCCGCAGCTCGCGGCTCGAAATCTCTATCTTCGGTACCTTGATGACGGGCGGCGGCAGCGGCTTCGCCGACTGCGCCTGAAGTTCCGTCGCCTCGCGCATCTTGTCCTGCGCGAGCATGTGGGCCGCGGTCTTGGCACGCTCCAGGAACTGCAAGGCTTCCTGCAGCGTCCTGAACTCGAACACCTGCCCGTCAATCCTGACGCGATAGATGTCACGGATACGGCGCGGGCGGCCTGCAGGCGTCTCGGCAGTCGTGACTACCGGGACGTCTTGCCCGCTGATCGTGATCGTGCCGAGCGTGAACTGCGCGCTCTGGCCGCCAAGGCTCAGCGTCACATCGCCGCCGGCCTGCGCAGTGATCGCGCCCTCGCTGGACGTGATCGCCTGACCGGACAGCGAGTAATCTACCTCTGCGCCCGGCGTGCCTTCCGTCGAAGTGACGGACTGGCCGGTGACGGTGAGCCCGATCGCAGGACTCAGCGCACCAAGCGCAGACGTCAGCGACTGGCCTCCGAGGCTCAGCGTGACGTTACCGCCGGTGCTGGCGGTAATCGCGCCTTCGCTCGAGGTGATCGACTGGCCGCCGAGGCCGTAGCTGACCGTCGCAGTCAGCGCGCCCTCGGTCGAGGTGATCGCCTGACCTGCCGCCGCATACGAGACGGTCGGCGTGATCGTCCCGAGCGCCGACGTAATCGCCTGCCCGGCTAGCGTCGCCGACCCACTCCACGAGGCGGTGATCGCGCCCTCTGAGCTGGCGATCGACTGTCCAGTGACCGAGTAGGACACGCCCGGAGTCGGCGCGCCTTCCGAGCTCGTGATCGCCTGACCCGTCGCGCTATAGGCCAGCGCTCCGGTAATCGCACCTTCGGCAGACGTGATTGCCTGACCGGCCAGATTCACGCTGACCGGGCCGCCAGCAGACTGCTTGTAGGCAACCGCTACGCCGGTATAGCCGCCGGTCGAATCGCTGCTGTACGTCCACTTGACCGCCTGAGTGCCTGTGCTTGACAGGATCAGGTAGTCAGCATCGATCGCGCAGATCGTCGTGGCTGGCGTATTGGCCAGCGACGTGACGCCCGTGGACGAACTGTTGACCGTGGGCTTCGTTACGCCCGTTGACGTCGAATTGGTGTCGCCCTGGAACACCATAAACAGCACGTCGTTGGCGTTGGTCGTCGCCGACGTCGTGACTGTCAATGACGTGGTGGAGTTGCCCGCCGTATTGGACGCGGACTGGTCCACCGTCTTGGTCATTCCTGACCATTCGGCCGCGACCAGCTGCCAGCCCGTCGTGGGCGCGCTGCTCAGTGTCGCGCTGACGGTGTGGCTGCTGCCACCCGTCGAGATCGTCGCCGAACCGATGGCAGAGTAGCCACCGTTATTCGACTGCGTGAGGTTCGTCTGCTTGTCAGTGGTCCAAGTGTTGGACTTGGAATCACTGAAAGTCAGCGTCTTGCCGGCGACGTTATACCCGTTCGCCGCAAGGGCAAACAGGATGTTATTGACGGTTGTCGCGGAACCGAATGCAGGCGTCGTGATAGACGTCGCATTGACGCCGGTCGCAGTGGTTTTCTGTACCTGCGACGCGGACATTTACGTCACCGAGATCGAGCCGGCCAGCGTGATCGGGCCGTTGGCGATCGTTATCGTGCCCTGGAAGTGAGTCGGCACGGCGCTGTAGCCGTAGATCCCGCCGAACTGCGTAGCCGTTGCGATCTTCGCGCCCACGCTGCCCTGGTGGAACGACGAGCCGCCGTCAACCCACGTCGTACCGCCGTCGTAGCTGACCTGCAGCGCGATGGTGACTTGCGTCGCCGGGTTCGCCCACAGGATAGCGTTGGCGCCTGCGGCCTGCGTGACGAGGCAACTCAGCGACTGCGTGTATCCCGTGATCGCAGTGACGGGGATTGTCGTGACCCCCGTCGGCAGTGGGCCACTCGCAAAGCTGTAGAGCTGAGTCGCCACATTAGGCGAGCTGGATCAGCGCGTGGGTCGAGTCATTGGTCGGCATGTTGAGCGTGAGCGTGCCGGCCGTAACTGTCGTGCTGCCGAAGTTGTACGTCAGCACGGCCTTGTTGGAATTCGTGCTGTTGTAGATCAGCACCGTGTCGAAGGCGGTTGAGAGAGTGACGGTCGTATAGACGATGGCCGCGGAAGGCGTCCAGTAGGCAGTGGTGCCGCTCGACGTTGGCGCAGTCGCGTTCGTGACGCTGACGCCACCGGCCGTGTAGTTCGTGCCGGAAACCTCGTTGGTCGCGCTGTAGGCAGTCGTGCCGGCGCCCACCGATCCCGTCGTGAGGTACAGCGCGGCCTTGAACGTGTCGGCGCCCGTGCCGGCTCGCGTCGCGGTCGTACCGAAGTTGTGATACGCCTGCAGCAGGTCCACCTTGAAGGACGTGCAGATCGCGCTGCTATTGGCCATTTAGATCGCCCTCTACGATTCCCAGTTTTGGAGGCATGAGCATCGACACTGCCACGTCGCGGCGTACCAGCTCGCCGTCCAGGTAGAACTCGGACGCGACCTTGCGCGTGTTGTCGCAGACGTCAACGACGTCGCGCACTTCGAGCTTGTCGAGCTCAACCGGACCCTTGGTAGTCAGCACTTTCATGGCTTTCTCAT